ATTAGGAACGTGTGTAAATGCAAAAGCTGTTTCACCACCAACGGCGACAAAGCTCGCACGATTAATAATTGTTGCTAATGCAGCTGTTGGTGTTAGCGAAATCATATCAAGTGTATCACCGGCAGATGTTGGAACGGTCAATATAACTGTTGTTCCACTTGTTGCTGTAAAGTCAACACCATCAATGATTTTAACACCATTCAAGAATACGTCAAGAAATCCTGGTGCATAAGAAAATATAAATGTTGTTTGTCCTGCTGTTGCAATAAAACTTCCACGATTAACTGCAACAGCAAGTCCAGAGGCAATGCTATCAACATATTGTTTTGTTGCTGCGTGAAGTGGGTTAATAGGATCTGAGTTTAGTGTTAAGAAACCGGTCATCGTGTCCCCAGCTTCATTAACAAAGGGTTCTGCAGGAACCCAATTTAAACCATTCCATATTAGTGTATCGTTTATTGCTGGTGGAACTGTTGCTGTATCAACATCAAATAAGTCGTTAATGAATGTAGCACCACCACCCGTACCAACAGGAACCCATGCGGTTCCATTATACAAATACATTGTATTGTCGGTTGTGTTAAACCAGAATTGACCTGTTGTTGGTAGTGTTATTAATAATGGAGTAAATGGGGCGCTTTCTGGGCTTGCAAAGTTTTCAAGAAGATGCAAAAGGTTTTCGTTTATTAACTCACCCCAACCCTGAAATCCTCTACCAAAAAATGTTAATTCTGTATCAGTAGTATTTGTTGATTCAGCGAGGACAAGAATGCTTCCGTTCGCTGGATCAAAATGATCTATGTTATAACTAGGACATGGCATCGACAAAAAACTCCTACACGATTATTGTAGAGTATTTATGTTGATGGGGGGTTACTAGTTCACTTGATTTGTTTGCTTTAACATTTCGACGAATGTATTTAACCAGCCTTCGTTTGTCGATTCGACAGGAAACTTTGATACTAGAAACGCTGGAGCGTTTTCGATTGTTCGTTCATACACTCTGATCCGCTCTGACCTTGCTAGTCTGTCTGCTATGTGTTTGTATGTAGTGGCTTTTTGCTCCACGTTTCCGTATTCCGGCTTTACAACAAAGTAGAAAGCATCATATTCTTGAAACTTTAGGAAAATTGCATTGGATATTATTCCAAGAATTTGCAACGCCTCCGTACTATTAAATTCACTGGTTGTTTCAAACTTGGGGTCCCCCGTTGCAGGGTCGTACTGATAGAAAGACACTTCTGCTGTTCTTTTGTTTTTCAAAATAGGAAGGTGAATTATTGGTTTTCTTTCAATTTGTATGGAAAATTGGCGACCAAATCTTTCAAATCGTCCATATTCAAATCTTCCTTGGTTATGCCATTGAATTGGTATTTTGGTGTTTAGACTTTCGCAGTAATTATTAAGAACTTCTTCTAACCTCATTAACTTATTTACTACCAAAAGATTGGTTCAATGTTGTGTTTAAACAAATATTCGTTTGTTTGAGAAAACGGCCTACTTCCAAAAAAGCCACGATGTGCGGATAGTGGAGAAGGATGTGGAGATGTCAGTACCAAATGGTTATCTGCATTAATATACATCTTTTTTTGTTGTGCGTGGCTGCCCCAAAGAATAAACACAATGTTATTTCTCTGTTCGTTAAGAAATCGTATAACCTGATTTGTTAATGCACCCCATCCAATATCACAATGGGAGCCTGGTTGACCTGCAATAACTGTTAGTGAAGTGTTTAGCAACAAAACGCCTTGTTTTGCCCACCTGGTTAAATCTGGGTTTTGGTAATGATTAATATCAAAATCATCACAGACTTCGTGAAAAATGTTTTTTAATGAAGGTGGAATCGGTTTCGTGCCTTTTGGCACTGAGAAAGCAAGGCCCATTGCATGTTGTGCGTTGGGGTACGGATCTTGCCCTAAGATGACAACTTTAACGTTATTTGGTGGTGTTAGGGAGAATGCTTTAAGAATATTTTCAGAAGAAGGGAGAACTATCTTTCCCTTCAATTTTTCTTGTTTTATAAGGGATGCTATTTTTGTGAATTTTTCCGTTTCGAAAAACGGAATGACATCAATCCATTCCATTGGTCGTGTGAGTGGGATTTAATCCCACTCACATTTACCATTTGAACCTAAGGTATTTTAGTTCAGAACGTGGAAGTCTGTGAAAACGCTTTTACCAATGAGTATGGCGCTTCGGTTACATACGTTCTGCCTACAATACCACCACCGTCGTTAATACGGTTTGTGATTGTTCCACGAAGTCTGTCAGAACCGTCTCCACTTAATGCGCGGCTAGCGGCCCGAAGAGATGTGAAAACACGTGCAGAACGGCTAGGACCAATTGCTAAAACTGGCAAGCGGGTGTTGTCGTACCACATATTTCTATCCTCCATATTTGGATTGTTGTTAACAGCACTATTTCAGTGCGCCAATCATTATAAATGATCAGTAAGTGATAGTCAACAGCTATCGTAATCCATTTTGTATACCTTTGTGAATCACACAGATGGCGGACCAAGGGTGTAAGCTTTCATAGTGTTCTATTACAATACTAAAATCAAATATCTTTCCGATTTCATACCACGTATCCAAAGCACCATATAACAGCCTTGCCGCATCTTCACTGAATAATAGATTAGCTCCATTCAGTTCGGAAAACGCTTGCTCATCGATTCTTTTAACAACAACCTGAACCTCAGGTGGTATTACTTCTCTGCATAATTCAACAATATCCTCAATCCATACAATGTTTTGGCGATCAAATCTTATCTTTACCTTTGCAATACTTCGTTGTGAATGTGCATTAGCAGCAACCCCTCGTGTTGATGTTGCTTGGTGTGCTAGCTCATAACTACATGGACACGTTGAGCTATAAATATAGTCAACCGTTAAATAAAACCTAAACGTGTCGTTGTAATATTGACCTTCTAGTTCGACGTTATACGCAATATGTCCTTCTAAATTTGAACGAAGTGATTTTTGTGTCCATGGGTATTTAAATCTCAGCTTACAATATGCATTGTGACTACGTTGTTTGTAAGCCATGTGTTTTAACGCAGCCATAATACCGTCTAACGAAAGGTGATCTTTAATTGTTTCGTGCATTACTAGATACAGACGACTTAAGTTTAACCCCTTTATGTTTGGATCATCTAGTGAACAGTAGAGCGATGCTTGTGCTTGTAATTCTTGCTGTCCCCCTTCACGTCTCCATACTTTAATTGGTAGGTCAACTGGTGCTATTCCAACTTTTTGTATAGGTACACGTGCACCAATAAGAACAGGATTTACTTGTGGGTCGGGCAAAGTGCTCTCATCGGGACGATGGTATTCGTCGTAAACAAAAATTTGCTCTGGTATTCGTGAAGAATAATCGTTGTGTCTCATAGTCCTTGTGTTATTGAACGAGATTGAAGTGTAATTATGTTTATTCTTTGTTCAAGTGTTGGTGTGTCTATAATATTTAACTTACTTGGATGTGTCATTTGTTGTGTAAAGTCGAGCATTATTAAATCAACCATCCGTGAATAATGAGTATTTGAACCTCTTACACCATCATCCTCAATTAAAAAATACCCTGCTTTAAGATAAAATGCCAAAGAGTATCCTTGGTTATATTTCATACACTTCGTGTAGTAAGTGTTTAACCAGGTGTTGAAACTATTATCTTTACCTAGTGTAATTAAGCTGTATGAAAACAGATCAGCAAATGTACGTTCTGTAAAGAATAAATTCGAGCTAGTTATACTCTCTAGCTCGTCTGTTCGTTTTCGTTCGATGATTTCTTCTTGAAACCTAATTGTGAGTTCGTAATCGTTGTTTACTTGTTGAAGTGTAACCCCCCACTCATCGAGAATTGAACGGGATGTTTTTCGTTCAACTGTATTAAATCCCAGGTCTTTTATCCTTTTGAGTATTGTCGACTTTCCGCTTCCCTGGCTTCCAGATATAGCTATTAACATTATTATTCTCCTTGTTATTGGAATGTTGTTTTAATTGTAAAACGTTAACGTAAAAATGTCAACAGAAAATTCTTGGTTGTATTTTAACACTTTGACCAAACGTCGTTTCAATTCCTTGGTCAAATGCGTTTACTTTAGCTAATAAAAACAGTGCTTTATGTTCTGCTTGTTTGTTTACTGTTTTATAGTTGACACCAACTTCTACGAAATCATCTGTTATTTTAACAAATTCTTTTACAAAGACAACAGGAGATGTTTGACTGTAATTTAACCATAGTTCAAGAGCGATTTCATCGGCATGCGCTTGTAGAGTTAGAATACGAACGGTAATAAAGTTATTTTTATCATATGAACTATCCAACAATGTTTTACAAAGTGCTACTCTTCGTTTTAGTTCTCCTCGTTTGAATATTGGTTTATGTATATTCATATTCATCTTAAATGTATATCATCATCTGCCTTTGATTTTAGTAATTGTTGTAAGTACACCTCACCCATTCTCATTTGTTGGACTAAGTTTAGTTGCCCAATACTTGCAGCCGTAACGATACGTCCTTGTAAAATTGATAGTTGTTCGTGTAGTTGTGTTTCTGTCATTTCTCCCCAAAGAGAAGAATCAATCTGGTCAATTTGACGCCGAGAGATTGGAGTTACATTATCCTGAATGTTTACGGTTCCCTGTTGTCTTTTAATATCATCTATTTCTTTTTGTGACCATATACGATTCATTTTAGTTTGGTAATCCAGTTATATGTAATATTTGAGCGTTACCTAATGTTGTTACAGTGTACTGTTGTGACCGATCTTCTGACGTTGTTGATTTAGGAAGAATGTCGGTTCCAGCAAGAATATCCCTCCGTATTTCAAGTTCATCATTTACCTTATCACCAATGTTGTACACCCACAATTCATCATACGAACCTTCTTCGTTTTTCCGTTTATAAACAAGATGAGCATGTTTAACTGTTCGAATAACACCTTGGTGATCAGGATCTTTAGGCTCCCCGATTTGGTCATCAAGGTCAAGGTTTTCGTCAGGAAGATCCATATCAGTTGTGTCCGTGTCAAGATCAAGGTCTTTGTCTTCTTTTGATCGCTTTGGTTCAATTACATTTTCTTGCTCTTCTTGGTCTAGTCGTTTATAACATACAATAGGCGCAGTGTGAGCAAGAACATTTGCAGTAAATGTTCCAGGAATAACACCACTTAAAAGTTCTTTCAGTAGAGTTGGTTTGTTTTTCATCGTGTTGTATTTATGCGCTTTAAACAAAGAACCCCTACGAATCAGATTCGTCGGTTTTCTGTTAGAAGTTGATAATAAATAATCACATGACAACAGGCAAGAGAACTAGAGGAACACCAGTTCCATTGGTAATAGAAGATCATCCTAATGGGTATGATGGATATCCTTTTTTGACGTTACTTCAATATAGAAAACAACACAATGTTACGATTATTGATAATTCTGATGATAGGGTTATTAAAGCATATGTTCTTGATCGTTGTGGACCTGAAGGTGTTAATGAAGAGCAGATAATTGAGATTGCTGCACATTGGTATGAAACTAATCGTAAAGTGTTTCCAATTTCTATTGAATTTTCTCGTCAAGGATTTTCACATGAAACTAGTAGAATATATCACACATTTAATATAGAGTTTATCACACGGATTATTGGTCCATTACCGCGTTTTGAAATGTGTGAGGTTCACAGCATCAAACGGCGAAGGCGCAAACCTGTTTCATCAACAATACAGATTTTTAAGAAGAGTCCGAAGTCAGTTGTTCAAGCAAATCCACTTGTTGAACGTTTTGATGTATTTGTCTAAAAAATGTTAATCCTTCCAGTGATGGCATTGGTGGGGTTCCTGCTCCGATTTCAGGTCCAGGTGGTGGTGGAATTTCAGGTCCTGGACCTGGTGTACGTTGTTCAGTCCCCTTTGTTGCGTATTTGTTTCCTTGTTCCGTTAATTCACCTGCATCATCAACAAGACCCTCATCTTTCATAACGTCTAGTCCAGTGTCGGTAACGACTAAATTATCTTCAGCAGTGTCAACCAAATCAAGTTTTGCAAGTAATTGACGAGCAGCGACATAATTACGTCCTTTTGAAATCTGTTCATCAGCAACAGTTGGTGAAGGTGCCTGATGGATCTTTACAAGAACCTCTTTTTGTATGTCCGTTAAGTGTACTGTGGACAGCGTTCGGCGTTCTTTTAACATAAACAATATTTATGTATAAAAAACAAAATATGTCACATAAGCGACCATCAGTAGTATAATCGCCAATGGAACAAGAAACTTGTACACTTCAAGAATGTCCGTGTTGAAATACATTTTGCTGATTCCAAGACACTTGTGTATAGGTGACAATAGGTATCCAACAAATTCAACGATTACAATAAGTGGCAATAGTGCAGGTCCTGTAACTGTGACAATTGCAGCACCTAACCCAGCATACTTTGAAGAAGACCCCATAACAAATGCTGCCAACATTCCAACACATAAGAGAAGTGGTAATGTAAGTTCTTGGCTTTTAAGTATTTCAATAAATGAACTGTTTAGTGTTTGAAGGCATACACCAGCAGCAATAATTATCGCGACAACACCAACAGTTTTCCAACTAATAAACTTAAATGCCTCTTTGAGTGTTGTTTTAGATAACAAAGCGATTATTATTGCTACGACAGGAAATGTGTACCAAAAAGCAAATATTTCTGGTTGGTAAATCATTAATCCAAGAGCGGTAATAATAGTCAAAACGATAGGAAGAAATGTTTTTCCAGTGTGATCATAATCTTTAATCGGTGATACTGGGTAATGAAAGTTAATCTCTTCTTCCTTGACATACGTTAGCAACATGGCAATAAAAAACCCAATATATGCTATTAACGGAATTAATGTTGCTTGAAGAAACATCCCCCATGATATTCCAAGTGCAGTAATAAAAATAACAACAGCTGGTTCAATTGGGCTCCACAGATAATAATGATGTGTTGAGATGTAGTCTACTATTCCCATTTTTGACCGACTAGAATGTTTGCCATCTATAATGCTGTCAAGGAAGGGTGCACTTATAGATGCTCTCCCTTCAACAGGAAGGATGCCTCCAATTGTTGATATTATTGCTAGCACTGCTTTTTTGTTTCGAAAAATTGAGGACACAAAAAGAAACAGTTGAGCAAAATACCCATCATTACGAAGAATGCCTCCAATAACGAAAGCAGCAATAAGACCGAATAGGTAAATCTCTTTAGAAAATATTGTTGTTATTAGTTCTATATTCATATGATATTTTCTTTTATTAGGTGTAATTGTAATATTATTGTCATTGCGTAAGCTACAGCATGACTACGTTTGAAATAATATGTTTGGTTGTCTGTTTTACGATATAGTTCTTGACGGACAATATCTCTATTATTTAGATATTCTTTCAACAAATGGCGTTTTCCGGGCCGTATTAAAGCAATAACATCCGCTAACTCTTGAACTGATTTTGGTTTAACCTTTTGAAGAATATCATAATGTTCGTGAAGTTGAAATAACTTACCAACAACTTCGGTTTTTTCTAATAGCGACCAATCCGGATTGGTTTTAAGTAATTGACGAACTTGGTCTTTGTTTTCAAAGCAATCAAGAAAGTTGAGAACTGAAATATGAAGAAAGTCAAATTTGAAATAACCTAACTGTTCTGCTTGTTTATAAGGTATTGCTGCGAGTCCTGTTATCTTATCAACAGGAATGTTCTGAAAGTAGATTCCGACGGTATGTTTGGCAAGTTTCCCATTTTTTACCATAGACGCGCGTATAGCGTGCGGGAAGTATTTGTGTGGGTCAAATGTTGTAGGAAAATCAATGTCAATGTCTGTCATACAGATATACTACTGTACTAACAAACGAATGTCAAGCGCTTATAAATCGTTTAATACAGATATTGCCGTTTGTTTAGCAGAAGTAATTCCATATATGCTAATTGCTGCATCAACATTGTTTTTACCAGCGAGACGTTCCAACTCAATGTTCGAACTTTTTGTTATCCATGCTGTTTTTGCAACAATAATGTCGTTTGCTGCTTGTGATGGTGTTTTTCCAGTTGCATTAACTTCTGCTTGAATAAAGGGATAACTTTCTAATTCTTCGGGGGAACCCGTAGCGATATAGTCAGCAGCCTCTTCGCTCTTTTCAATATAGACGTATACTTGACCGCTACCCGCAGTAATATAACGAAGTCGTGCCTGTTCAGCAGTTGTGTCAATCTCAACCTTTGCTGCTTGTTTTACTTCATCTAAAGGTGGGAGAACTACTGGAAAAATTAAGATACCATCAGCTATTATATTAGTTAAGTCGTTCGCATCAGCGTCGGCCTGGGTTAGTAACTGACGTTCAACAGCCTCTATCTTGAACTTTTCCCAATCTCTGTTACCAGAAGCATTAGGTATGAAAGCGCCATCACTTCGTTGAATACCGTTAGATAGTGTTAGTGTATATGTTACCATGTAAAATGTTCCTCAACCTATATTTATCCTGTTACCTCTACTGTTCTTACAAAAGCAACCCAACGAATAGTTTTTGCGGCTTCACCAGTAACTTGAATTCTTAATGCATCATTTGGATCGTCGGCATCAACCGTTAAATCCCACGCTGCACTATCTTCTATATCTGTACCTAATGTTTGAACAGCAGCAACAAGAGCAGTTGTCCCTACATTGTTGTCAATTGCTCCTTTTCGCATGTATTCTGCTGATTCGTTATCTGCGTCTGTTCTTCTTGCTACAACATGAATTTCAAAGGCCCACGTTGTATCAGAAGGAATTGACATTCTTCTTGTGCCACCAGTTCCATCAAGAAACATTTCGGTTATTGTGGCATTTGTTGTTTGTGTACGAAGAATGTATTCATTAGACTGAGCATCGCCTGCAGCCGAGAAGTTACCTGATCTTGATCGTTGGAATCCACCTGATGATGTTTGTGTAATTGTCCCTGCTGTACCTATTCCTGTAAATGCACCTGTTGTTATGGTTATATTTCCACCAGATCTATTTGTTCCAACACCATCACGTCCAGTAATACCTACATTACCACCGTCACCATCAATAGGAGCACCACCCCTGAGTGTAAGATCTCCTCCCGTTCCAGATGTAGTTCCACCAGGACCACCTTCAACAGCAAGGCTGCCACCTGTACCTGCACCTGAGAAACCAGCGGCGGCAATTAATGAAGCTCCTGGTGTAGTTGATACTCCAGGATTTATTGTAAAAGAATTATTTGCGAAAACGGCGCGACTTGAGCCACCTGTTGAAATATTAAGTGTATCTGCTCCACTTCTAAATAATCCTGTATCTATATCATTACTAAATGTATACTCGGGCGTTAACGGCGTATTCGCGCCAGGACTAAAGAATCCACTAAAGACAGTAATACCTGTAGAGTCTATTCTTACCTTTTGAGCACCAGCTAAAGCGAAACTAATTTCATTAGCTGCGCTGTTATACATTCCTGTATCAGAATCAGCAGTAAATGAATATGACGGCAATGCAGCAGTTCCAGCAATATTAAGAATTGCCAGTGCAGAAGTAATATTAGATGTATCAATAGTTAACCG